GCTAGCAGCGGTCACGATCGCCTGCATGGTTGGCAGGAAGTTGCTTAACGTCGAATCGTAGTAGGGAACCCGCACGCAGTTGAAGCCGAGCGTCACCATCTCGGAGACGTAAACCGAGATGTTCGTGTAATCGATGTTCCAGCCGAGGCTGTTGATCCTGACCGGGTTGCCGGCCTGGTCAACGATCTGGCTGCCCTTGGTGCTCAGATAACCCGAAGGGAGCAGCTTGGGGGCATAGACGGGAGCCAGATAGGCGTCTGATGAAAGCTGCGCGGTGATCTGAGGCGACCCGGTGGCGACCAAGGATGCCCCGACAGTCTCCGACAAACTCCCAATGACGACCGGTGATCCACCTGCCGATAAGACCGCGCCAGTCGATACCGCAAGGGAGGCGCTGGTGCCGATGGGTGCGGCCGCGCTCGGGGTCGCGCCGATCGCAGCCGAGCCGATGGGGCCATTGCCGAGCATCAGCTAGTCGGCCAGGATGCGCCGGACAGCACCGATGCAACGCCCGCGCTGGTGGTCTCGGCCATTATCTGCGCGGCGAGCGTGTCGGCGTAATTTTTCAGCGACCAAACATAATGCGCCGCCGGCACGCCGATCGCGAGCGCGTCTTGCGGGGTGCCGAGCGCTATCGGAGGTCCGCTGATTACAGGCCAATAACGAGTCGGAGAAGTCGGCCAGACAACCGAGGTCAGGCCCGCGATCGTGACGTGCGCCAGATTGCACAACTGATTGATCTCTGACTGCGTTGTCGGATCGATCGCGACCGTGCTGCTACCGATTACAAGGCCCGCTGCGATCAGGCTGGCGAGCGCGACCTCTACTGTTGCGATTGCCGCTGCTTGCTCTGCTGGAAGCGGGTTGTAGGCCGCCACGATAGCTTGCGCGGCGGTCAAATTAGAGACCCACAAACCCCCGCCTTCCCACCACCAACCGATGCCCGCAGCGGAAAACGCATCAAGCAGACCTGTCTGATCAACAAAACCTGCATACGAATCCATCAATTCGTTCCGTTCATCCAGATTTTGGGGAAAGTCTGCGCGCCGAAAAATCCGCCGTTGGGATTTCCTGAAAACGTAGATGCAAGGGTTGATTGGCCTCCGACATTCAGAAACCCCATGCGTGGCGTTGCGCCGCCGCCGCCGGCCGCCCACCCAAAATTAGGCGAATCCGCCAACACGCGGCTTGATTGTGCTACAAAAACGCCTTTCGTCCCGGCCGAAGCAAAAACCATCTGCATCACGTAAACGCCCTGCGGCAAAGAAAACTCGGTAAAAGCGGTGCCAGCCGCAAGAGTTTGCAGTCCAGTCGTCGCGTCCGAAATCCCATTGGCGGTGATGGTCTGGATCAGGGTTAATCCAGATGCGCTAATCGACATAATACCAAGGCCGTATGTGCTGGTGCCTGCGGCTTTGATGCCTACCGAGACTGAAGTGATATTGCGCGGGCCGCGCCAGCGATACAGCCAGTAATTCCCCCACCCGTTTAGCGTAACAGTGTTTTCGATGCTGTTGCCTTCGTTGAAGGTATCCAAAGCGTTAGCGTATCCCAGCGGCGATCCGCCTGATATGCCTACGGACGCCGCTTGAAAATTGTCGGGCAATAGAGAGAAATCCAACTCGCCACCCAAACTCAGCGCCGGAACCAACCCCGCACTCGCCGCCCCCGCGCTGGTCAACGTCGGAGACGGAATATCGCCGCTGATATTCGCGGTCACACCAGACCAGTTGATCGTCGAGCCGGTCGAGCTTTCCAGCAGCGTGACGCGGCTGATCGTACCGGCCGCGCCCGATGCGCCGGGCGTGTACGTCCAGACCGATGTCTCTGCCCCGGTCGCCGCCGTGATAGTGAGCACTACTGTTGCGGTTGCAGTGAACGCCGCCGACACTTTGCGAAAAAACTGATTGCCGCTTGGCGTCGAGGCTGTTCCGGGCAGCGTATAGGTCGGGTCGGTGCCGGTTAGCGTGCCGGTTTCGGATACCCATGCTTTGTATTCAATGGACATGGATCACCCCGCAAGCGAAAAAGTCGGATCGGTCTGGTACGTAGCCGCATCGGTATATGGCGGCGGATCGGCCAGAAATGCCGCCAATGCCGCTTGAGCGTTCGGCACGCCGTTGCGCACGCCCCACACGATCCCGGCCATTGTTAGCTGGCCATAATCGCCTGCCGAGTGCGACCAATTCGGCGTCCCAGGGATGATCGTATCGGTGGCGGCATCCCAAGTCGCGCCGCTGTTCGACTGGCCGCCGCGCACGGTCCAGTAGTTGGCTTCCGCCCAGGTCTGCGCCGGGGTGCCAACAATGCCAGTACCGCCCGCTTGCCCGTTCGTGCTCGCGATGCCGAAAAACAGATCGTATGCCGAGGCATCGCGGGGGCACCATTTCGCGCCTTTGTACGGCCCATCTGCCTGCGGCAACGCGCTTTCGACAGCGAACCGCGCAAAGAAGTTGGTAATCTCGGTCCAGCCGGGATAACCCCGCGCACCGGCAAGTCCGCAGATCGCGAGCAGGTAATACATCTCCCACGGCGCGAAGTTATTCTGCCCGTGATCCTGCGCCAGATAGCCCCAGCAATTGCCTTGCGTCGGCTTCAGGTATGCCTGCAACCCAAGCCCATAGGTCGCATTTTGCTGCATGATGTCGGCAAAATACGTCGCATAGGAGCTGCCGTCTGGGGCGAACAAGCCCGCGTTTGAGACCTGCCGAAGCATCCATGCGATGCCGCGCACTTGGCTCCCCCACAGCGACTGCTTGACCACCGTGGTTGTGCCGGGGATCGTCATCGGCCGATTGTACTGACAGACTACGCTCCAAGCACCCTGCATCATCACTTGATCCAGATAGTGGCGGCGCGCGGTATAAAGCCACGGCACGAAAGAAAGGTCGGGCTGGTGCGCTTGATCGAGATCCCAGTTTTGCGGTGTGCCGGTCTGGCGCTGCGTCAACCCTTGCGAGGTTGGATCGCCGGGCTTACCGAGTGCAGCACGCCCATCGATCCACAAGTCGGGGTAATTCGCCGTTGAGACGAAACATTCGTTCGCCGCGTCATATATATTCCACGGCGCGGACCCGCTCGCATCGGCTTGGGCGCAGCAATAATCAACGGCGCGCGGGTCTTGCGTGATGAGTGCGACCGTGGCGGATTGCGTCTCATAGCCGATGTCAGGGCGGCCACCAGTGCCGGGCATGCCGGTATCCACACCGTTCGTCGCGAGCGGCGCTAGCCAGCCAGGCGAGGCGGTTCCGTTCTCGTAGCCAACAATCGCGGTCGCATCGACGCCCTTGGTGATCCCATAAGGCTGGATCACCGCCGCCTTGATCAAATACGCCGGGTCAAGCTGCACCGAGGCGGCATAGCGCGCGTCCGTGCCGCACTCGTAGAGCCAGCACTGATACTGCGTCTGATAAAGCTGATTCCACGAATAGACCGACGTGCCGTTTTGCGTGATCGTGCCGCTCGTATAGATCGGGCCACCCGATGCGCTCATGGCGATGTCGTTTCGCACCGCGATATCGCAACGGATTGAACCATCAAAGAACGCCGAGAAATCCGCGTTGAGATAGAGCGAACCGGAGATCGGCACCACGACGCGCTGTTGCGTGACCAGCGGGCCGGATTGCAGCGTGCTGGCAGTCTTGCCGGCGATCGCCGCCTGCATCGCCGCCACCAAGTCGATGCTGACAGGCGATCCCGATGCGGTGCCGTCATTGGCGAGCATCTGGATATCGAACGTCAGTGCATATTTTGCGGCGGTGAGCGCGGTTGAAAGGTCGACCGGCGCGGTGATCGTGGTGCCCCCCACCACACCGAGCAGATATTGCACCGCCGCACCAGAGGCGATGGCCGGCTGCGCAACGGTGATCAGCGCCGTTTTGAGCGAGCCGTCCGAATACGTGTTGATCGGGTCGCACTGCGTTACGCCGATAACGCCGGGGGAGACCAGATCGACCGTCGAGCCTTTCGGAACTGCGCCCGGCGTGAACGCTTGCACGAAACGAACGTAGCCCTGCGGTAGCGCGGCGGCGGTGTTGTTCGCGACGTTGAACCCCACCACGCCAGCCGATCCGGTCAAAAACTTGTTGCTCTGCACAAGCCCGGTGGTCGGCAGTCCGGTGAAAGCCCCCGGCGCGCGGGTTGCGGTCTGAGCGCCGATCTGCACAACGGGGATCGAGAACGTCGCTTGCGCGGTTGACCCGCCGATATGATCAATGCCTTGCACGGTAAACGTGATCGGCCCTACACCCGGCGAGGCCATGCAATCTACGTACCCTGCATAGTCAATTTTGAGCGGTACGCTTGACCGCACAATAGACCAAAGCATTTGGTTTGCAGGAGTTTTGCTGTTCGTCGCGCCCACGATGCAAATCGTATTGTTGCCAACTGGGATATTGCTGAAAGTGAACGTACCGGGCGCGATTGAGAGCGACAGTCCTTCGGTGTTGACCGGCGCGCTTGTCGTGCTGCCCCCACCCGATCCGGTTTGCGTCGGCGTCGTGCCGGTCGTGGTTGTCGTTCCGGTGCCAGTCGAGCTGGTGGCCGTGCCGGTGCCAGTTGCGCTCGATCCGGTCGCGGTGGTCGATCCGGTGCCGGTCGTGGTCCCAGAGGCCTTGCTGGCCGCCCATGCCTTAACGGCTTCCTGAAGACCAGCGAGCGCTGCCGCATCCGCCTCTTGGTTGGCCGCCATGGTGCTATCCGTGGAGGCCAGACCAAGTTGGATCGCGGTCACGCTGCTCGCCATGCCCGACAAGGTCTCGACCTGCTTGGTCAGACTAGCGATCGTGTCGCGCGTAGCGGTGACGAAATCGTCCAGCGTTGTGCCGTCCGAGAGCGTGATATTGATGGTATCGGTCATGGCGAGGTCCTTCATGCGGCCCGACGCGCGGGCCGGTTGATAGCGTCGGGCCGGAAAGGTTACGCGCCGCCTTCGGTGATCTGGTAGCTGGAAACGGACACAGGCTGCCCCACCGCGATCGATGTATTGACGAGCACGAGGTCGGTTGTCGTGTTCCCCTGCTCGACGCAGAACGTTCCGGTTGCGTCGAAGATGCGGAACGACGCCGCGTTGCCTACGGCGGACCCTGAACCGGACCAGACGCCCGAAAGGGATGTGACGCCATTGGTGGTGGTGAGTGGGACCATCGGAAGCTGGATCGTGGCCAGCACCCCGGCAGGTGACGAGGCCGCGCAATTGGCCGACTCAGCGCCCGAATAGAGCACCAGCGTCGGGGGCGCGTAGGTCCAAGTCACAGTGCCATCGGTAATGCTGGTCGTGGTGCCCGTCGGGCCACCGCTCGCGGCGGACGTGCCGGCCGTGGTCACGCGGTAGGAGTTTCCGCCGTTGGTGACCGTTTCGCCGACGGTGTATGCGGTCGAAGCCGTCCAGGCGCCGTTCGTCACGTACAGCATGTCATCGATGCGCTGCTGACCGCAGGCGGCGCGGCACCGGGTGGAGAATTGGAAGGCCATGTCTTTTCCCTTTGCTAAAGGCGCCGCATGGCGCTTCAGATCGCAGGGCTAGCGGGGCATGGTCGCCGCAACAGCGGCTAGATCAGCCGGGCTCGATTTCGTCGGAGAGCCAGCGCACCATGACGGGAACAGTGAGCCAGCCATTCGCTTCCGACGCCGGCATCGCGCTCGATCCTTCGATCGTCAGCGTCCGCCCGGTGCTCAGGGTCAGCGTGACATGGCGGTTGAAATAGGCGACCAAGGCCGAAGCGGTGAGCGAAGGCGGCGCCTTCCCCTGCCCGACCGGCCAGTTCACATTGATCGCATAGGAGCCCGTCTCGACCATGAGCGTGCCTTCGCCGAGGCCCGCCGGGGTTCGCGTGTATGCGGCCAGCCGCGGCGACAGGTATGGGCGCCCAGCTTGCGGGGTGTACGCGGTGCCTTCCCAGGCAACATCCATCACATTCAGGAAGTTCTGCAGGTAGGCGTCCAGCGCTGAATTGACCGCGTCGTAGGACATCAGAAACTCGCCGGCGCCATGCCAATTGAATAGGGGTTGTGCCCGTCGATTACCCACTGGGTCGCCACCTGGGCGATGATCGGCATTTCCGCGATCGTCTGCTCCATCATGTGCCGCCCCTTCTCGTCGTAGTGCCGCCCGAGGCTATCCTCCCCGACAAAGCCGTATTCGATGCGCCGGGCGTAGACGACCGGATTCACGATGTAGAACGGCTGCCCGACATTGAGGTGTGCCACAACTTCGAATGGCGTCTGGTCGCGGCCGACGGCGATCTCCGGTGTGAGCGAAATCGTCCAGTGCGCGCGCAGATTGCCGGTGTCGACCGGCGTGAGCTGCTGCACCCGCGCGAGCGCGAGGAGAGCGGTCGCCTGATAGGCCTGCGTCGCCTTGGTTTTCGCCTTCTTCACCCAGCGATCGACCTGAACATCGAACGGCTCATTGAGCTGTGGCGCGCGCGTGCTGCTCATGCGTTTCGGGCCTGGATCTGATATTTGATCGCCTGACCGTAGAGATAAATCGGCGTGACAGAGACGATGCTCAGAATATCGCCGTTGAACAGCACCAGGTCGGTATCGGTCGGCATCGCCGCGACGGCGTTGGCCGCAATCGTGAACCGTAAATCGCCGATTTGAACATCGGCGTTGGTGCCGAGCGCGATCGGGAATGCCGAAACGCTCGTGAACACCGTTTTGTCAGCCCCGAAGGAGAACGAGACGGGCGTGCCGGCGGTCAGGGCCATGGTCAGTGGCGACGCAAGGGGAACCGCTGGGAAGCCGGGTGCCGTGCCGAAAGTCGATGACGCCGGCGCGTTGCCGCCGACCGTGACAGCCGCGCCGTTCACGATGACGCTGTCGCCCGCGATCAGCTGGCCGCTCGCCGCCTGGGCGTACAGCGCGATGTTCGTCTCGCCGGCGGCCGCGTTGGCCGCGATGGTCGCACCCTCGACGCTGGGCGGATTGGCGAACGGCTGCGGGCCGGTGCCGCGGCTGACGGTGCGCAGCGTGATCGTGGAACCGCCGCCGGCGAACTTGATCGCATCGGCGGTCTGGCGCGCGATCTGATTGGCGAGCGCGTTGCTCATCAGGGCATCCGGAACACATTGCGCAGCGGGTTAAGGATCGACTGCGCCGCCGGCGGCAATGATCCCGGCCCACCATCCCAGAACTGGCGCGACAGGACGCCCGAAAAGTTTTCGGACGAGGCGTTCGGATCGGCCGGCTGCGCGGTCTGCAATGCTTTCACGGTCAGCATCGTCGCCTGCTGGATCTGTGAAGGCATCGCCGAGATCGCGTAGCCGGCCGTATAGGCCACGGTCACATTGCGGTTGCCGCGCGGAAACACCGCGCCGTTCGAATAGTAAATCTCGTTGTTGTCCCATGCGATCTGAGTCAGATCGACGACGGACGGCGAGCCCTGAGCCCAAACTTCACCGAACGGCGCGCGGCCGGTCGTGAGCGCCTGGTTGATCGTGATCGATGTCACAGCGCTGATGGCCCGCAATTTCATGAACAGGCGCGGCGTCTGCGTGCCGCTGGTCAGCTCGGTGACGGTTTGCAGCGAGGGATCATACCCGAGAAAATCCACCACCATCGCGCTCGCGGCCCCGATCATCGCTGTGATGAACGGAGCATCGGCGGCATTTGTGTCGCCGGTCCAGGTCTGAGCCTGCGCGAGTGTGATGAGGGCGGTCATCAGGCGGTCGGCGTTGCGTTACCGCTGCCGATCGTTGCGGGTACCGGCGCGGCTTCGGCCGCGAGAGATACCGGGATGGGCGGGGCAACCGGCGCGGGTGCCGAAGTCGGCGCAGGCGCCTTCAGAAGCCCCTTGTCGATCGCCGCCTGATACTGCCCCTGGATGTAGGTAAGCGACGCGCGCCCGTCGACCTTGAGGCCGGCAGCCTGCATCTCAGCGACGAGGGTGGCTTTTTCGCTCTTGGCGGCCTTGGAGTCGAAGATGCCTTCGATATCAGCCTCGGTCGCCACCGCGAATTTCAGAACCTTGGTGAAATATTCGTGCACCGTGGCCGGAATATCCTTGATCGTAAGGACGCCGTCGACCACCGGCACTTCGGAGCCGGCCACGGAAACCGATGTGGTTCCCTCGGGCGGCAGATAGGACGTTTCTGGCATAGGGAGTCTCCGCTGTGCGTTCAGCACTGTGAGAGGGACGAAAGGCGCGCCCCGAAGGACGCGCCCGACGCGATCAGACCGGCGAAAGATTGGTGATGACGCCGATCGATGGGGTGAAATAGTGCTGCAGCACCTGATCGGAGTAGACCCCGTAGAACTGGGTGCGGCTCGTTTTCGGCCAGGTGACTTGGTAGTAGTCGCGACGGCACTTGATCCGCATGACCGCGTCGATGTTGTTCATCGGGTACGGCAGCGTCTTGGTCAGGAACATCACGGTGCCGGGCACCATGTTCGGGTGCAGCATGATCGGGATTTCCGACGGGCCGCCGGACATGCTGAACGGGTTGAGGTAACCCTTCGGCATGCCACCACCGACGATGGCGCCCTGCTTCGCATCGAACATGAAGCGCGTGCTCTGCGAGCCATTCTGGCCATTGAGGATCTTCTTACGGATCCAGACCATCTCCTGGCTCGACACCACCATCACATCCGGCGACAGGCGCAGCTTGTCCCACATGTACTGGAGCAGGTTGTCGAACTCGACGATGCCACCGTCGCCATCGGCGGTGAGGCCAACGCCCGGCTGGGCCGCATAGAAGTAGCTGTTGTTGGACGGGTTGCCGGCGAACCCGAGCAGCCCGTCGTGAACCGACTGGTTGTTCGAGAAATTGCCGGTGGTGAGGGCCGATGCGGCCTGCGTACCGGACGGCAGCGCGGTGATCGCGAACTGCGAAATCCGGGTGCAGCCAGCGAACAATTCGCTGCCAGCCGGACCAGCATACCACGCATAGCCGTAAGCGCCCTGCACCGGGTTGACCGAAGCCAGCACGGAGTTGGTGGTCCCGGCGCTGACCGTGACGGATGCGCTTGCACTCTTGGCGGCCGAGCCAGCGTTATAGGAGAACGTGGTGCCGTCCGTGTTGGTGCGGGTGACCGACTGCGAAATCCCCATGCCCGCGGTGAGCGCGGTGTTCGGCGCCGGCGAATTCAACACGCCGTCATAGGTCAGGGCCACGCAGATGACGGAAACCACCGCGGAGGCACCGATCGTGCCGCCGGTCGCCGAAGCGGCGAGGGTCGGGGTCGGGGTCGTCGGCAGCGTGTAGCTGGCGTTCGAGCCCAGGATGACCTGCTCTTCGGAGATCATGACCATCTGGAGCAGCGTTTTGACGACGCGCGCCATCAGATCGTCGAACCCGGCAGCGGCGAGCACCGCTTCGTCGGTCAGGCTGTTGTCCTGGCCGAGGGTCTTGTAGACCGCGAAGAAATCCTGCGTCGCGACCTGGCCGAGACCGCCGCGCTGACCTTCGCCAACACCGGGATTTACCCAGGTCGGGTTGATCGCGGTCACTCCGCGCCAGTTTGCTTGGGTGCCGGTGCCGTCGGTGACGCGCGCGATTTCGTTGCGCAGCGGGGTGAGGACCGGATAGAGGTTTTTCGCGGCCGCTTCCAGGTCGTAGTTGGTAAGACCGGTGGTGGGCGAAGAGGCTTGCTGAAACGTGGCCTTGGCCAGCGCGACCGGGTCGGCGCCTTTGCCAAGGGCCTCCTTGAGGAGGGCGAGAGATTCGGACATGTGATTGCACCCGTGGTTTTGCGAGCCGGTGCCCAACGGCGTTCAGGGCCTCCGGGCGCTCACACCGGGCTTTCGAGCGGACGCCGCGCGGGGCGGCTGATGCCCGATCGATCAAAAATCCCGGTCGCCACGGCGAGACGAGATTGCGCAGACATGAAAAAACCCCGGCTTTTGGCCGGGGTTCTTGTCGTTCAGCGGGCTTGGAAGACTTAGCCGGGCATCGGGCGACGCTGCGCCTGCTTGATCATGTCGACGACGGCGTCGTCCTTGCTCATCTTTGCCAGGGCTTCGTCGCGGTTCGCAGCGAGCGAGCCGTGAACGCCACCGTCCTCGGCTTTGGAAAGGGCGACCGGCACCTCGGCGACGTGCGCCTTCGGTGTGGTCGGACGCGCCAACAGCTCTTTCACCAGCTTGTCGGTTTCGGTGGCTTGCGTGCGGAGCTTGACCAACTCCTCACCGCTGGAGACCGCCTTTTCCAGCGCGTCGCGCAGAACACCGCCGACCGCGGGATCGAGCTTCGCCAGCGCCTCGGTGATCGTGCTTGCGTTGTCGAGCTTGGCGAGATCGCCGGTCGGCGCAGCCTTGTTGACGGGCGGGGCAGCACCGCCGGCACTCGCCGCACTCGGATCGGCGCCGTCGTTGCCCTCGTTGCCGTCTGCGGTATCGTCGATCGGCTCATCGGTGCCATCGACCATCTGTTGAATGTGGTCGAGCTGCACCATGGCCAGCGCCAGAATGCGGCCGAGCACTTCGAGCGGGTTTTCGTTCGACTGATCGGGGAGCGCGCCACCCGCGTCGGCGGTTGCATCGCCAGCGCCGCCGTCGGCACCGCTACCGGTGTCAGGCGCGCCGCCGGCCGCTGCGGCACCGGGCGGGAAGGCTTTGCTCAGATCACCGCCCTCAAGCGCTTTGCCGAGTGTATCGGTATCGATACCGGCGAGGTCGAACAGCGCCATGCCGGTTTCCAGCGCGGAATTTGCGAGCGCTGCCGGATCGGTGGCGAATTTCCGAAGGTCATCGACGAGGACGCTCTTGCCGACGATCGCGTGCTCAGCGCTATCCGGGTGATCGGCGCTCGGGATCAGCACCAGGTGCATGCCATCGCCGATGTGGTCGGCGTCTTCGTCATCGCCAAGCGGGGACACATGCTCATTGACGGCCGCGCGGAGCACCAGCTCGGCCATGACGAGCAGGTGCTCCAGCATCTCGGCGACTGCCGGGGACGCCGGATCGCTGTTCTTGCCCGGCGTTTCCTGGCCCGGGTAATCCAGACCATCCTGAATGCAGCGGATTTTGTCGGTGAGCGAGCTGACCATGTTGGCGATCGCGCCGACCGCGCCCATGCCCTTGAACAGCGGAATGTCGAGCGCGCCCTCGGCCTCGAGCTTGTTCAGAACGCCGGTCTCGATCGCCTCGGCGTCCGGCACACCCTTTACCATCTCGGCCTGGAACTCGGCGAACGTCTGCTTGAGCAGGTCGTCGCGGTTGGGCGAGCTGCTGGAAACGATCTGATCGACGCTCTTCTGAAGCGTGCCGACCATGGCGGCGATATATGACATGTCAGGAGCGTCCTTCTTGCTCAGGTGTTTGCGACGGAATGCCAGCCGGAGCTTGGCGCGGTGGGCGGAACTGGACTTGACCGGCCGTTCCTGGGCAGACGCCGGGTAGAGCGACTTCGCCCGCCGGCCGAGGTCATAGCCAGCGAGCCCACTGGTGGGCGACGATGGCTGCGAAAAGGTGGATGCACCGGCTGACTCGCTCATTACGAGACCGCTGCACCGGCTCGCGGTCGCCGCGGCAACGGGGCGCGTGGCTGTGTGGCAGCGCTTGCGCCGACCTGGCCGATCAGGCTGGTAATACCTTCGAGTTTCGGACCACCAAGCGCTTGCCCCACCGCGCCGCCGATCGCGTCAGCGGCCGTCGTCGCGCGCACCTGGGTATTGGATTGGAGCGGCGTTTTCAGCACGCGGTTGACCGTGGCCGAAGGATATCCGGCGAAGGCTTTGAACCCGAAATGACCGAGCGCTTCGCCAAGGGCTGAACCGACCGCACCGCCGCCTACTTCACCCAGGAACGTGCCGACGCCCGGGGCAATCGCGGTGCCGATCGCGCCGCCAGCGATTTCACCAAGCGTAGCCCCCCCGAAATTGCCGAGCGCCATGGTGCCCATTTCGCCCGGCGTCGTCTTGCGATTGTACTGATCGCCACCGAGGGCCGAGTTGACGCCGTTATAGAGCAACGCGCCGGCACCGGAGGCGAGGCCGCCGGCGAGCAGCGACTTGCCGGCCGTTTTCAATCCGGCACCGACGCCATCGGCGAACAGCGACGTCACCGCCTGCTTGGGGCTGGCCAACGCGCCGAGCACGCTCTTGGTGTCGGGCGCTCCAACGCCGAATTTTGAGCGGATGGCGTGGCCGACCAAGCCAGCGCCGGCCGTCTCGGCGGCGATCGATCCCAACTCAGCGCCAGTTTTGTACGTCGGCGCACCGGACCTGGCCGCGGCGATCCCCGTGGCGTGCTGAATACCATCCGAAATTTCCCGACGCGCCGCTGTACGCAAGCCGAACGGCGTGAACTGCGTCACCGATGCCGTCGTCGCACCGGTGGCGAGGCGCAGCGCGGCGCGCTCGTCGTGGCCCAGCGGATTGCCACCGACCTTTCCGGTGCCGAGGTTCGGCGACTTCGGCATGCTGATCTTCTGCGGCGCCGGCGGCGCACCACCGTCGCCCGCGTGCATCATGGAATCGGTGTTGAGGATCTGGCTCAGTGATGTCTGCGGCGCGGCGCCCGGATTGCCCGACTTCGGGTTTTTCGTGGTCGGCATGCCCGCGAGTTTGGCCAGGCCGTCGAAATCATCGAGCGCGTCGGCGTCGAGAACGAACGTGCCCTTGTTGGCCGACATGCGGCGGTTATGCTTGTTCGCGGCGTGCGCCAAGCCGGTCCGGAAATCGTCGTAGATGCCTTCGGTGATCATCTCATGCGCGATCTGACGGTTCGCTTCGTCGCCACCGGCCATGTGCAGGATACCCTGCCGCGCGAGCATCATTGAAGTCTGGACGTCATACCCGCCGGCTTTATGCGCCTCGCGCGCCAACTGCTCGAGCGCGTTGGCCAGACCCTCCTGGTCCTCGACGGTTTCCCATTTCATTGCGCGCCCGAGCGTTCCCGCTTCGCGCTCAGCGAGCACATTGACCTCATTCGCGTCCCAGTGTGCATCGCCAAAAGCGCCGTTACCCGGGTTGCCCTTGAAGACAGGCTCTTCGTTCTGGCGCGCGGATGACGATGTGCCGCCGTTGATCTTGTCGAACACGCCGCTCATGGAGTCTGACTCCAACCGTTTAGCGACTCCGATTACCGCGGCGGCTTTCTTCAGGAGTGCGCGCTGATGGTCGTTCTGCGGCGGCGACGCCTTCATCACCTCGTCAATCTGCTCGACAAGCCCGTCGGCCGCCGTTCCCTTGTCGCTCGAATTCAGATCTTCGTTCTTCGGAAACAGACCCGCTTTGAAGCGCTGATCCTGGTCCAACGCACCGGTGAGCAAGTCCGAAATCGAACCCGCTTTGAGAATGCGACCCTGCTTGCTGAACAAGCCGCCGAGCGCATCGTAGAGTGCGCCCCCTTTCGGCGCAGGCTTGCCCTGAACGTACTTCTGCAAGAAAGCGCGGCGAAATGTCTTGCCCGCTTCGTTTGCGCCCGTATCGGAACCCTTGCGTACCTGGACATCAGCGCCGTCGGCCGGGATCGTGGAGAAGCCGTTGTTCTGGTGCAGGCTGTTCAACGCGGTTGCGACCACCTTGCGATCCTGATCATTCAGGAACGACACGTCATTACCGCCTTGGCCTGAGCCATTGTTCCGGTTGGCCTGGTCGCGCACCGCGGCGCGAACGTCGTTCATGCTGCTGAAGCTACGCAGCGGCCGATCCGAACCGTCGCGACCGTAATACTCTCCCCAGAGCAGCAACCGGTCGTCTTTCCGGTCGGGATGCGGAATCGAGATTCCGTAATGACCACTGTTATCCATCGGATGCGTCGACATTTCAGATTTGAAATAGCGCGGGAATTTCGCCGACTTGTCGCGCTTGACCTTCGACTGCGCATAGCGGCCGTATTCCGCCGCGCCGCTGGCGACAGTACCAGCCACCGCGACGCCGCCACCGATCTTGCGATAGTCGAGCGTGTGGCCGGTGACCTTCCCGTCGACGACAACTGGCCGCATGAACGCCTCGCGGCCGGCCGAACGCAGCGCGTCACCGACCTTGCGGCCGTTCTTGCGCACGAAATCCGGCGTGGCTGCGCTCGCGCGGCGGAAATTGTTGGCCGTCGGCGCGACCAGGAAGCGATGGATCGGCGCATAGGCGGCATCGCCGGCGCGCTTGGTATCGCCCAGGATGCGTGTGGCGAGACCACCGCTCAGGAGGCGGCGCTTCGGCAGCAATGACGCGGCGTGCACTGCGTCGCGATACTTGCGACCGGCATCGCGATATGCGCCGCGCTTGATCGCGTGCTCGGTTTCGGCTGCCTGGAGTTTCGCCTGCGCAGCCGACATTTCGGCCTTCTTCGCGGCGATCTCCTCACCGATCTGTTTCCGCTTCGCGGGATTACCCGTCATCTTCTCCCGCAGATCGGACAGCTCGGCGATACGCGAGCGGGCATCTGCCATCGTCCGGTGGTGGGTTTGCACCTCATCAAGTGTGGCCTGCGCCTCGTCGTGCTTGGCCACGAAATCGCGGAATAGATCGGCCGTGCGCGGTGCTGCCGCTTCCTCAGGTGCCGTTTTGGACGCTACCTCGGCCGGCGCTGGTGATCCGATCTTGCTTTTCAGCCGCGCCTTCAGCGCCGAAACGCGCTGGAACCCGGGCGCGATCACGCGCTTGAGTGCAACCGCATCGGACATCGCCGCCTTGGCAGCACTGGTGTTGACCGCCGCACTCCGCGCCGCCCGCAGTTTTGCCACCGCGCGGATACGCTGGCGGGTCGTCCACACCTTCCCCGGGCGCGACATCAGCATGATTGTCGCCAAGCGCCGGTCGTGCGCCGCACGGATGCGCTGTTCGGCTGATGCCTTGGTGCGGGCGATCTTCCCGTCGACGATTTTCGTCGCGCGCTCGGTGGCCTTGGCCTTTTCGAGTTCGAGACCGGCTTCGCGCTCCATACGAGTGCGCGGCGGGATGACGGCATCGGTGACCGGATGACGGACCGGCGCACCGTTGTTCTTCAGCTTGTCGAGCGATTCCTGGTGCTTGTCGACCGTCTTCTGTGCCTTGTCGAGCGTCTTCTTCGCCGCGGCGTGCGCCGACTTGGCGGCTTCGCGCTCCGGATCGGTACCGGCGCGCTTCATCTGCTCTACAGCGCTCTCCTCGCCGGCGGTCGCCAGCTTCAGATCGGCGTTCGCTGCGTCGAGTTCAGCCGCCTTGTTCTTGATGGAGATTTCGTGGCCGGCGAGCGTCTTGTCGACCTTGTCGATCGCGGGCTGGCGCATCGCCCAGAAATGCAGCGCGGTCTTCTGTTTTGGCTCGGACAGCTTCGAGATCGCCTGACCGAATTGCTTGTCGGTCATGTCGTCGAGCGCATTGGCGATGCGGGCTGCCATATCCGCCGGGCGCGCGCCACGCGGCACGAGATCAGCGATGCGCGTCATCACTCCATTGCGGCCCGGAATCATGAAGTCGGGATTGCCGGCCATAAGCCCAGCGATGTGCGTGTTCAGCGCATCCTTGATCGACTGCTTGTAATGGAACGGCGACGACGCGCCATAGAGTTTGTCGGCGTCGCGCGCGGCCTTGTACGACGTATCGGCCTCGGTCGCGGCATCGATGTTGGCCTGGCGGTTGGCGATCGGGCCGATCATCGCCGGGTGTGCCAAGCCGCGCAGCTCGCGCATAACGATGCCGACGCGGGACTCCGCGCCTTCGACCTGCGCTTCGCCGCGAGTGATGTCCTTCATCGCAGTGTCTTTGGCGCCCTCGTCGGTCGCGGCATTCAGCCGGGCGCGGGCATCGGCGACGCGGGCGTGGGCATCGCGCAGATTGCGCCGCTCGCGCGCCATCGCTTCGGCACGATCCCGGATCGCATCTTCCTTCGATGCCGAGACGGAGAGCCCGCGCAACGCCGTCGCGGTGTGCGCGTCGAGGTGTTTGATCGCCGCGGTGATCAGACGCCGGTTGACGATACCGGTCAGGACATGCGACGCGCCCAGGCCGGCCGTCGCACCGATTGCCGCGCCAGCCAGCGCGCCGCGCCGGATCGAGCGGGCCTTCGTGTCTGTTTCGGCGCCACCTTCGCTGGTGAACCGCCCCTTGGAGTCGTGGTACGGATTGCCCTTCTTGCCCGGCAGGTGGTTGCGCACCACCGCCTGGCCAGCGCCGGTCAGCGCACCGGCAACCGCGCCCAGCGCGCTTCCGCCCAAATCGACCAGCGCGCGGCCGCCCGCCGAATAAAGGCTGGACTTCGCCAGATCGCCGCGCGGCAGCAGCGCGCCGAGGTCCTGATCGCCCACGCTCTTGCGCAGGTCGGAGCCGATCGTCGCGGCCAACTTGCGCAGATCGTCCGACATCAGCGCCTTATGCAGATCCCCGACGCCCGCGGCCTTGCGCACTACGCGATAGGAATACGTGTCTGCCGTGTCGCCTACTTGTTCGGGGTCCACCGGCGATCCTTCGACTGTACGGTTGATGCCATAGGCGAGCGGTGTGGCGACGAGCAGCGTCGCGCCGAGCTGGCGCGCTTTGACCGTGCCGCGATTGGTGGCATCGCCGACCATGCCGCTCGTGATGCCGGACGCCGCCATGTGGCCCATCCGGAACGCCGCATTGCCGACGGCGTGGCCGGCCGCGCTACCGGTGCGCTCGGCGATCGCGCCCAGCTTGCGGGCGGCTGCTTTGTAAGCCGTGATCGTGCCGGGATCGACGCCCGCGACCGTCGCATGCGCCCGCGTCACCATATTTGCCACGATGCGCGCCGGCAGCCGCACACCGAGTTTTCCCGCCACCGTGCCGAGCGATGCGGGCACGTCACGCATCAGCCGCGCGGTCACGCCGTTTGCGCGGCCACGCTGCAAGCCGATGGCCAGCCCGACGCCAGCCGCGCCGGCGCCGACGACGCGCGCCGTCTCACCAATCAGCGCGTACCGTTTTTCCGGGATGACGCCGCTGGTCAGCGCGGCGTAGCCTGCGTCCTGATCCTGAAGCGCGCGGTGCAGCACGGCGGTCTTCGGCGTCTTGAACGGCGATTTGGGGGCCTTGACACTGGGCGCCGGTTTGTCCGCGTACCCACCGGCCCAGGCCGCATAATGGGCGGCGCGCTTCGCTTTGTCGGCCGGCGACTCATCGATCGGCGTCCCAGCCGTGGAAGCGAATTCACCGTTCGCCTTGCGCGGCTGTTCCTCGTGGCCCGACTTCGCAAGGTCAGCCAGATGCGCGTCCACCTTGGCCATGGCACGCGCCTCGGGCGCATCGCCCCGGTAGCCGCGCTCATACAGCTTCTTCAGCGTGCCGATCTTCACTTCGGGACCGCCCGCCGCCTTCAGCGCGCGCGCCTTGGCCCGGAATGACTCGATCAGATCGGCGGTGAACGCAGGCTTGGCGCGCATCAAATTCCCCGTTTGTGCATCTCAGCGAACGTCATCGGCCGCGCTGCCCACGCCTGGGCAAAAGTCTGCACCGGCGGCGCGGATTTCCACATTTCCGAAAATGTGGGGACGTGGCCGACCAGCTCGATCTGCTCGACGAGGCCGTCAGCCTTCACTATCTCGGCAAACCGCGCGCCCCCCATGCAAGGCGAGTCGACGAGGCTGATCTCCCGAATATCGGGCGTGTAGCGCGTGACGCCCGGAAAGCTCGGGTCGTTCCATTTCTTCAGGTAGCCACCACCGATTGAGAACCCGGTGTAGACGCCCTGGAGGCACTTCTCGAATTCGACCGGGTCAACGACATGCGCGCATACCTCGACGCGCCGGCTAGCATCGTCGAACGCCATCTCGGTGAATTTCCCCGCGACGCTCTTTGTGTGCATGACGCGGAGATTGCCCTTGGACAGACCGTTCGTGGCCGTCACAAACTCACTCGACCATTTCTCGAATTGAGGTTTTGCCGACTCGTAATCCATGATTTCGTGCGCTTTGTCGGGCGCCTCTTCGGCAGCAACGCCGTAGACAAGGCGCCGCTCCACATCGATCTTGGTCAGCGGAATTAAAAGCATGGCGACAATCCTTACCGAGGGCCGAAATTGACGGGCTGCGCCTGGGCGCTCATGCCGCGCGGCTCATACGGACCGCTCAGGCTCCAGGCGCGGCCTGCCACATGCGCGCCGGTGGCGGCGGCGGCACCGTAGAGCGCGGCACGCATCGTCCGCTTGGCCGTGTGCGACGAGCCACCGTCGCCGGCGGTTGCCTTGTTCACGGCCGACGAAAACAGCCGCGATCCGCGCTGCGCACCCTTCGCGCCCGCCCGCATCAGCGCGCCACCGAATGCGAAGGCGCTTTGGCTCAGCTCGCTTTTGGCCAGTTCGCCCGTTGGCGCCGACTTATTCGCATCCGCTTGCCCCCCCTTGGCGCTCTGCGCGCCCATCATTCCGAGCTGGAACGCGTGACGTGTCGCCCGGCGGGCGGCGTGGTGAACGGCGTGGGCATGGCGCTGTGCGGCATCGGCGGCGCCGGCCTGATAGGCCATCGCGGCAATTGCCTCGGGATCGCCTGCGGCAGCCTGCGCGCCCATGGCGGCGACTTGCGACGTCTTGCCAGTCAGCGCGCGGAGACGGTGGATCGCCGGATGATGCTTGGCGTGCTTGGGGTCGTGGTGCGCGGCCTGGCGCTGGTCGTGCGCGGCGTTTCCGGCCGGCTGCGCTGCTCCCTGATCACCGGGAGCGGCAGGCGCGGTGGATTTCGTGGCAACGCGCGGCGCCGGCGAACCATCCCCCTCACCGCGCGGCGGCGGCTGCTTGCCATCCGGATCGGGCTTGTCTTCGTCGGGCGGCACAATACCCTTGTCCTGCGCCCAATGCTTGACGGCCGCCTTGCGCAGCGGGCCGCCGTTGGTCGTCCAGTGCGCCGCCATGATCTCAGCCGCGGGCCGCGCGCCTTCATCGGCATAGAGGTCATCGAGCTTCTGCAGATCCCCGCCGACCATCGCGACCTGAACGGCACCCTCGGGTGTCGCCTTGGCCGCCGTGAGCAATTCCAGGAAGGTCGCCATGAAAAATCCCCAATCCGTGCATCAGACGGATCAGGGATCGGGGGTTACGGTCGCCGCGACGATGGGGATTCTGCCGCTCTGGCCTGCGCATCGACCGCTTTTTGGACGACCGAGGCGATCTCGTCCGCACGCCCAGACGCAGTGTCGGCGATGTACCAGAGCGAGAAGAAGACCTGCGTGGAGCTATCGCTGGCCGCGGCCATCTCTTTCCGGAATTTTTTGGCGACGATACCGTCACTGATCTCGTGCGCGCGCGCCCAGCGGGCAGCGTCGCAATCGGAGGGAACGGAAAGGAGCCATTGCAAATAACCTGAAATTGGACGGCCCTTTCAGGATTGTGGTTGCGCCGGGTGGATTCGAACCACCGACCTTCAGGTTATGAGCCTGACGAGCTACCGGGCTGCTCTACGGCACGCGAGACGCCTATTCGGTCGGGTTGGTCGCCGCAACGCCGCCCCTGAAACAAAGTCAATAGTTTCGAGTCCCCGGCCGACGTGTGCTGTGAGCGTCCATCACCATAGACTTGATATAGGTGCGGCGATCGGTGATTTTTTTTGCGCCTTCTTCAGCCAAGGCTTCGGAGGAATAAACAGCTCCGACTTGACTCGTGCCGTACTGATCGCTCGTCTCTTCATAGAGCAGATAAACCGTGTCGCCTCCGCACCTCTTCCCTTCGCAGTCATCCATTTCAGTTGAACGCAATCGACCGGGATGGATGATCGTGATCAAGGGAATGCGCACCTCACACCCCTTCCCTTCACAATCCGGGCACGTCCCGACGTCCGTTTCCAGGTCTGGATCATCGTGTTGTGGATCGTGGCGGAACAAACGGCCGTCGACGCACCGGAGATCACCCTTCATGGGAAGACTCCACCGCACCAACAACCTCGGCGGGTTGCGGGAGCGGGACGTCTGCGGTGATCCACATGAACGGCGCGGGGCGCTCAAAGAAGTCATCGTCACTTCCATTCGCGTATCGATAATTGATTCGCAGCGTTCCATGTCCGGCATGATGTACCGGTATCCGCACCCGCACCGTCTCACCCCGCGGCGCGGCGGGTTTCGCATACGCGCCCAGCGCTTGGTTCTGGTCGATGAGTGCGTCGGTGGCCATGGAGCGAACCTGCTTTAGAGCCGCATCGCGTTCGGCGGCGAGTGTCGCAAGCATATCATTGACACGCTTGGCGCGAACGCATCCAGAGCAGTCGCAATCTGGCACAATGTCACGCGATATCTGGGCAATCAACTCGGTCGGGTCGGTCATTTTCATCTCCTGTCTGTGACCTACGCGCGATAACTGATATTATCGCGCGTAGTGCAATTGTTTGGGGTTGTATCGGCAGCATCACTCATGCCGTTGCAAACTGTGATCGCGATGCGGCATACCATCCGCTTTCCCAATCCTGTCCCATGAGCAGCGCACGCATTGGATAATAAGGGTTTTCGTTCAGCGATTTGCCGTTGACTCTTGCGTTCCAGCCTTCAATCCATGCGTGGTTCATCACTCCCCTCCCAGTCCGGTTTGCGGCGCGGGCAGCGCGTACAAATCGCTTCCAGCCGCGCATCGCTTCCGCTTAAGCAGCCCGGCGCGTACCATCAATTCGCATTTTTGGCGCACGGCATCGTTGCGATAATGCCACGTCACTGAAAACTCGCCCTTTGCTTTAGCGATGCGTAAAATCCTGCCCGGCGTCATTGGTTCTCGGTCTGAGCAGAGAGGTCGCGGAATAACGGCAGCCATCGCGTCGGGATTAAGGGACCGCAGACTTGCGATCTTTTTGGCCTTAGCTGTCATGTCACTCCCAACCCGGTTTGCGGCCTCGGCACCCTCTTCGCCGCTCGCTTCAGGCTGGTGCCAGGCTTCAGGTAATCCGCGCCTTTGACGCGCGGCCCGGCAGTTTTGCGCGGCGGCTTGCACGGCCCAGACATTAAGCGCAGACCCCGCAATAAATCGAGTTCGCGTGGCGTATCGTCGGAAATTACCACTATATCTCCGAGTTCTGCTATGTCGCCCGCGCGTTCAACCGCTGCGAGAAGCGCGACTGCAAGTGCCAATGCTCTGGTCATATTACTCCCCTCCCAACCCGGTCTGAGGCGCGGGCAGCGTCAGCAGGCACGCGTTCGAGCGCAGGCCATGCAGCGCGGCGACGTGGATGCACTGACTGCGGTGCAGGTATTTCCAGTGCAGATGGTCGTGGTGGCCGTGGTAGATTATGGGGATGATTAAGAGCCAATAGGGGGCGGTCATAATTTGTATGTCCTCAATTCCCGGTAGACAGCGATCATCTCTACAACGTCGCCTTCCGCCAAAGCTCTAGCGGCCCGGTCCAAATCATGTTTCATGCACGCCACAGCGAAAATTGAGACGGGTCCGCATGTTTCGTATGCTGGGATAACTACATCGCGGACGCGCGCCATTTCGGCGGGGAGCGCAGTGCCAAGACTTTCGGTCATCGCTCAACCTCCCGATGCTCGCCGCACCAATCGCTGCCTCTGGTTTCCGCCCTATAAGGGCTTCCGGTCTGTGGCGTGATTGGCGGGTATCGGCGGCAATTCCCCATTTTTGGTTCAGACTGCATTTCCTCGAAAAACCGGCACGTCGCGCATGTGGGTTGGTCGGTCATGACTTCGCTTCCGGGTTGATGGCGGCGCGGGCGCGATCAATGCAACGGTCATACCCCCCTTCAAAATCGGCGAGCTCCACGTCGTATTCCGTTTCGAGTTCTGTCGCCTTTTTCTGCCGGCTGATTTCCTGCACCGCAGCCATCAACCGATCCCGCTCCGCAATCACCGCATCTCGCTCTTTGCGTGCCACGTTGCGCTCGACGTATGCAACCGTCGTCGCACCTTGCAGTTCTGCGTATTTTTTAAGCCAACGCTGGCAGTCCGCAATCGCCGCATCCCGCTCGGCCGTGACTGCGGCTAGGCGCTCGGCTACGAGACGCTCGTGTTCGGCGGCAAGGCGCGGCAAGATGTCCGCAAGCTGGGGAGTTAGCTTTTGCCCGTCTTGCACCCATCGGCCCTTGATATTATGGAGAGTCGCGTATAGCCGCACTGCGGGTGTGAGGTCGGTCATGGCAGCAGCCACTCATCATCAGTGCCGATACCCATTGCCACATCAAGCTCGGCCTGCACTGCGCGGTCCGCGAAGGACTCATCATCTAGATCGTCGGCGATCGTGATGAACGAGGCGTTGCCGCCGTGCTTCGCGGCGTTGTGCTGCCGGTGATGCGAGGCACCTTCAAACTGGCGATTGCATAGGGTGCATTTGATCATGACGCGGCTCGGGCAGCTTCGGCTGCGGCTGCCCAGGCTTCTTTGGTTACGCGATCAACTTTATCGAAATCATTGTGGCAAAGGCGAAGGCTCGAAAAAAACGCGCCATACGCCACCCCTCCCCGCTCCATCCGCAGATCGGGCAGTTTCGCGCCGAGACGCATGGCTTCGATGGCCCTTTTTATGCTGCTGGCGCATATCGTCTCGCTGCTACCTGAGCATCTACAAAGATGCGCCGCACCGCACAGATGCAGCGCCATCCGCAGCACATCGTCGTCGGTATCCATCTCTGTTTCCTTTAAAATATTCACGGTGTTTTCCCTTTCATACCCGATGCCTTTCGCCGTCTATTTCGATCACGTCAGGCCCTGGGTCAGCGAGCCTGATCGGCCCGCGCTTGGCGATCGTGGCCATGTTGCGGGCGAGCGCCTGGGCGATGATCACCTGCTCGCGGATTTGATGTTCGTGCCGGCCGGGCACCCAGGCTTTGAGCATCTGGACGACCCACTCCAGCTCGGGGTCGAGCAGCGGGATCGAGGGGTCGGTGCCGTTCATGCGGCTTTCCGATCAGTGTGGTGAACGTGGCCGAGCTTGCCCTCGTGGTAGGACACGCTGACGGGCAGCCCCTCGATCTTGCGCCATTCCTTGTGCAGATCGAGCAAGAAGATTTTTACCATGTAACGAATAGCTGCGCGGTGAATACGCCCCTTCGACCACTCGGCGTTCCCGGCCTCGCGCTGGGTGATCCGGTTCTTGTAGCCGTAGTAGACATCGGCATACGGCGAGCCTGTCCGCATGAACGAGCCGCCCAGGACGCCGAGCAGCTTGGTCTTGAGCCATGGATTGTACGTGATTCCCTGGCGCTCAGCGTCGTTGCCGTCGCCGTCCTTATAGGCGCGGGTGACAAGGTGTTCCTTGCGCTTCGAGCGGCCCCGGCCGTCATCGGCCACATCAAGGCCCGAAAATTTCCAAATTGTAGACGGATAGGTCGAGCGGCCAATGTCGATCTCGGACAGGATCACGCCAGCCATCGCCGGGCCGACGCCGCGGATATCGCGCAGCCAGGTCGTGTAGATCGGGAATTCTTCGAGGACGGCCTCGAAATCGCGGAACATCGCGGTTTCGCGCTTCAACATCTCGAGGAAATTGTGGACCAGCACCAGCTCGGCATAGGTAGCGATGATCTGGTTGCCCTTGAAGGTCTTGGGATCAGGCAGCCGGCGCGAGCGTGAGATACCTTCGGTGAGCAGCTTATACTCTTCCTTCAGGGCATTGATGATGACGTCGGCGTCCGCATCCTCCTCCTGATCCTGGCTGGAATCGAGGCCGAGCTTGGCGCGGAAGTTCGCGAAGATGCGAGCGCCCATCATGATGCGAAGTTTCTGCAAATCGTAAGCGCCACGGACGAGGGCGCGAAGCTGACCACGATCGGGTTGCATAGAGAGGTCTCCAATGAAAAAGCCGCCGGGCCATTCCCGACGGCTTCATCAAAATCACATAATTATGTGATAGTCAAGGCGCTTTCTCGTCACGGTTTTCGGAATGCACACGGCACGCTTTCTCATCGCGGTTTTCTGACTTCACACGGCACGCTTCGGAGGTGCGGGTTTCTGACCTGCGTTGGCACGCTCAGGTGGAACGGGTTGCTGGACATTACTGGCACGCTTTGGATCTATGGGTTTCTTATGTCGTTTGGCACGCTGTAGCTCATTGGGTGTCTCGTATTCATAGGCACGCTAGCCACGAATGGGTTTCTCGGCATCACTGGCACGCTTCACCGACTTGGGTTGCTGTATCATTCCGGCACGCGTTACGAGCATGGGTTTCTCATCTTCGACGGCTCGCTGCGAAGGTATGGGTTACTTCTGTTCAATGGCACGCTAGTCAAAATGGGTTACTTATTTGTTCCGGCTCACTTCGGGCTGCTGGGTTTCTATCCTTCACTGGCACGCTGTTTTTTAGTGGTGTCCTGTAGTTTCCTGGCACGCGTATCGCCATCGGTTTACTTTTACGTTGTGGCAGTATCAGCTGTCTTTGACGTGGGCTACTTCCTTTCGTTGGCTCGCTTTTGAACATTGGGTTGCTATACCTGTTCGGCTCGCTGACGGATGGTGGGTGACTCAGGGGATGGGGCACGCTCGGTGATGCTGGGTTTCTATCTGGGTGTGGCTCGCTCAATCTTATTGGGTGTCTTTCCTCGTCTGGCTCGCTGCTGCTGAAAGGTTTGCTTGTTCGGGTCGGCTCGCTTTCGTCCATCGGGTTTCTAGCTGTCACTGGCTCGCTGACGTGCATTGGGTGTCTCGATCTCACTGGCTCGCTGGCCCATCATGGGTGTCTTACAGGGATTGGCTCGCTGATGACACACGGGTTTCTCGTCTCCAATGGCATCTCACGGCAGGAACGCCGTCGAGATTAGCAGGATGCCGCAGAGGATTGACGCCCGTGCGAAGGCGAATTTCTGCAGCGGCGCGTGTTCGGCCCAGGCCATGAACGGGTCCGGTTCCTCACCGTGCTTGATGAGGATTTCCAGGGGGTAGTAGAGGACCATTGCGAAGCCTAGGACCGTAAGCATAAGATCACATTATTATGTGACGCAATGCCACGCAAGCCCTGCTCAGACTTTTCCATTGTCGAGAATGTCGATTTTTGCGGTTTCGAGCAGGCCGATCAGCTCCAGCGAATTGATCGGGCCGAGCACGCGCACGGTGAAGCGGCCGTTCGGCGCGATCCGCATGAGCGCGAACGCCTCGACCTGCTCGGTTTCGATCTCGCCCTTCAGCTGCTCGACCGCTTCGAGCATGTTCACCCGGTACGGGTTCTCCGGCGGCCGTAGCAGGTGCAGCTTCGGGCGCAGGTCGAGCACGGCCTGGTCGTCGTCAGGCGCCGGCAGGTTGGAATTCACGGGCTCTCTCCTTTGGTCCGGACCAGAAATCGGCGTAGGGTTCAGCGAACGATCGCAGACCGCTCGCCGCGACGTTCGAGCGCGGCACGATCGACGTCATCAGGACGCAGCGGCAATTTATGATTTGGGACGCAACCCCGTCGGGATCATGCGGCCAGCGGATTTCGGTGCCGTCTTCGCATTTGAACGGGGTATCGATGCCGATCGCGGTCTGGCGGTTGAGCGCCACATGATCCGGCCGCGTACGGTCATCGAGCGTGGCCATCCACGACTTTACGCAGGTGAGGCTCGGATCGGCGTCGAGCATCTTGCGTATCTGGCGCACATGGGCGTTGTTCGCGGCGCGCAGGCTTTCGGTGCGCGCGATCGTCATGGCGCGGTACGCCAGGAAGCGCCGGCTGTAGGCGTCGACCATCTTGTCGATCTGCGCTTCGGTCAGAGGCTCTTTGGCCTCGATCGCCTTCTTCACGGTGCCGTCGAAGCGGTGATCGCGCAGCTCGTAGCCCAGCGCGCGGGGATCGAGCGTGGCGAGCTGGGCGCGGTAATTAGCCACGATGCCGGCCTGATAGGCGGTGAGCCCGATCACGTCACGGATCCGGCGCGCGGTCGTCTGCGGCGCGTCACCGCGCTGCGCAGCCGCCAGCATGATGCCGCGGATGTTCCGGCGCTGCTCGTCGCTGATCTCACGCACCCGGCCGAACCGATACCGTTTGATGAACGCCTCTTCGCCGGGTCCGCGCAGGTCGAACCCGAAACGGATGATGTGCGATTTGCCGTCGCCGGCGTCGGGGTTCGCGGGATCGGTGACGATGTGAGTCGGCGTCTGCAATCCCGCCTTCGTGGCATCATCGAGCGGTCCCATGCCGCGTGCCAGCGCCTCGTCGAGCCGATCGAGCAGGCCACCAGGTGCATCAGCGTTGCCGAGCGCGTCATCGGTGGCCGCATCTTTCCACGATGCGAACGCGCCGGCCACGCCATGCGCCAGCTTGCCGGTGACGGCATCGACCGCCTTCAGCGTGCGCTTGGCGGCGTGCTCAAATAGATCGGGCTGGTCGGGGTCGGGCTGGTCGGCGGCCTTGTTGAGCGCAGGAATAGCCTGGGAATATTTTTCGACCGATTGGAGAGGATTCGATTGGTGATCAAGTGCCCTGGCTGCGAACGCGCCGGCGAGCAATCCAACTGCCGCGCCACCCAACCGCAGGCCACGCCGACGACCGCCTCCGACCGTCCAGCGCATCGCCGCGCGCAGATCGTCACCGAAGGGCCGCGCATTGAGCGCGTCGCCGAGCCGGTCGGTCTCGCGCGAAGTCCACGCGATCGATTTGTGGTCCAAATGAGCGGAGACCCTGCGGCGGATATCGCCACGCACCTCTGGTAGCGGATAACCTTTGGTTCGCTTCACTCTCTTGTTGTCGGGTACGTGACGGGCAACGTTCGTGACGGTCTTGGCGCCACGCTCACGCGCCACTGAAATGCCGCCCAGACCGAGTTCTTCCTGCAGTTGGCGAATGAGCGCCCTCTGGTCTGCCTGGGGCGTGTTGAGGATCAGATTGTCGAAATCTTCCTCCGTTTTGATGCCGTAGGATTCGAGAAGAGGCTCAGGGCCCGAAGGCGTGGGCAGAATCAGCTTTTTCTTTGGCTTCGCCGCCCCCGTGCTTAGCTGTCGTTTCTGCTCATCGGTCAGATGGGCAAAGCGAGGATCGTCGAGCTTACTTTCTGGCGATTCTTCCTTGATCCCCAGCATTTGGCGAATAGCCTCACGATTAGCCGATCCCATTGAGACCGTTAGCTTACCTCTCGTGGGTTGATTGAACTGCTCGACCTTGGGCGACGTGACGTACCCGCGCCGGAACCCGAATGTCGGCGCCTTGGTGTTCGCCTCCACATCGGCAGCCTTGGCGCGAAGATCGGCCGCGTCCTGGCGCAACCACGTCTCGCCTTCGGCATCAGTGCTGGCCCAGTGCGTTTCGCCGGTCTCTGGATCCGGAAACGGTTCGGAATGCTGGTCCATGTGCTCGCGCACTTCTCGCTCGCGCGCAGCTGCCAACATGCGCAGTCCGCGCGCCGCGCCGGTGGCGAACCGCGATTCCGACCTGGTGGCCGACTTTATCCGCTCCGCTGCTGCGGCATAAGCCGACAAGCGAGCCTTCGTCTTCGCCCGCATCGCCTCGCGCACATCGATCGTGTCGTTCAGCGCGTCCCATTTCCGGCCGGCGATTGAGGCACCGATCGCACTGCCGGCGGCGTAACCACCCACCGCACCAGCAACAGCCGCACCGCGCTCGCGCCAACGAGCCCGGGCGGCATTCCGGCGCTGCTCGATCTGGGCGGCTGATAGGTCGGTCATGACAAAGTCCTATCGCGGTCGGGTCGCCTTGCCGCGCAGAGTGTTGCGAGCGACCAGCGAACCGCATAATTACAGCGTGTTCCTACGAGGACGCTTTGGTGCTTCCGCCTGGAGTCATCCTGACAACGCTGTCGAACCGTGGCGCGGAACAGTATGGGTCGTCGCGCGAAGGAAGAAGGGCGCGACGGCCCAACGGCTCAATCCGGATTACTCTGGCGGGGGCACTTTGTCGCGTCCGGCGCGGCTTTCAAGCCAATAGCCGACGAGCATCCAGCATCCCGACACGGAACAGCCCACGACCAGGCCGATCAGGACGCCACGGGCGGCGAGCGCAAATGTCACTGGGTCAGCCCTTTGACCGCCCACATGATCGCCTCCTCGAGCGCGGTCATGGCGAGCGACTGGTAGCGACCGGGCGGGGTGTGCTCGATCGCGTCTTCGAGCACCGCGGCCAGCTCCTTGATCCGGTCGTGCAGCGCTTTCTGCTCGGGCGTGAGCGCGCGGTACGTCGGCCGGAACCGACTGACCTTGTGATCGACGCGATCGGACTGGCGCGCGTCGGGCTCGCCGGTGAACACATGCTGCGCTTGGGTCTGCGATTGCTGCGCCTGGATGGACTGATCGGCTGGCCGCATCGCCGATGATCCCCCTGTTGGGGGTACAAGGGGATCTGCACCGGCGCCACGCGGCTGATATCCGGATGGGATGCCGTCATCCCGCATGCGGAAATTATCGATCGGCACGGCCATAGCCGCGCCGTCAGCGGCCACATGCTGGCCGTGCGCAACCGCCTTGAGCTCGGGGTTCGGATAGTTCGGCGCGGCCACGGTTGGCCCGCTGCGGAATTCATCTTCGGTCATGGCCGATCCTTACTCGCTCGGCGCTTGCGGCGCGGGTGCAGGCTGCTTGGCATCCCGCTTCATCTGCTCGGCGGCTGACGCCATGCGCGAGACAATCTCGCCCATTTCCGTGATGTGTTTTTGCAGTTCCGACTTTCCCATGCCGTCCGGCATCTGGTCGATCGAGAGCTCCAGGTGATCGAGCGTGCCCTGGAGGTTGCGGGCTTGCTGGAGCGCCTGGATGGCTTGCTGAAGGCTCGGGGTCGTCATGGTCTAATCCTTTCGAGGGTGATTGACACAAATCTGCGAAATACTGGCGTCGCCGTACAGGAAGAACACCGGCTCTTTCGTATCCGGGGTGTCGAGCAAGCACCCGCACGGCAATTCCCAGATCGTCGGGCCGATGTCGGAGCGGCGAACACAACCGACTTGTGTTGCGGTACAGCGCCTCGGCTCAGGGAAAAGCGCGGGGTCGAGCGACATGGTGCTGGGTCAGCTCAGCGCATGCACGCATGCACGAAAGAGGAAGTCTTTTACCCGCTGCTCGATCGGCAGCTTGTCGAACGGCACCATGCAGGGGTGTTGTTTCAATTCGGGGTTTTTCACCGGGCCTTCCACCCAGCCGTCGCGCTGCTTCTCGGCCATCCACGATTCATGCGATGCGGCCGGCGTGGCGTTGCGATTGGCGCGGTGGAATTCAACGCCCTGGATTATCGACCTCACCTGCCAATCCGGCGCGTCTTCCCATGCTGGAAGAGAGAAATCGCCGATCGCCTCGCAATAGGCCCGATTGATCTCGTGTGCGACGCGGGCGACGTCAGCCACCGGAAGGTGAACGCGCTGATTTTGCATCACTTCGGATGCCGAGATCGTACCAACCGTGATATTGGGCATCGTGATCGCATAAGCCGCGGCATTGAAATCTTTTGCAGACATGGTGCCGCTCGTCGATAAATGGAGCTTTCCCCACTCCTCCTGAAATTCCTTGATCTCGTCCTCGGTCATCGAGAGCTTAAGCGGCTCGGGCTGAATGAGCGCCGCGACGTGCTGGACCAATTGCTCGCGCTGCCTGCGGACGTGCGCCATCCGGTCGTGCGAGTCCCGGAGCATCGCGGCGCGCCACGTCTCGGAATCCGGCGCGCGCGCGAGGCGCGCTTCGAGTTGGCGTTCCTCGCTGGCAAGCTGGGTGTCCATGTAGGCGATCTGCTGCTCCGCCATCGCGATCTGGTCATCGACGGAGGTGCTCGGTGCGGGGCGATCAGCGGCATCGTTTGACATATTATTGCGTCCTATCGGGTCGGAATGAAACTGGCTCACGGGGCGAATTCGAAGTTTTCGGCGTTTTGTTGCGCAAAGGGCGGTTTGCCGGCCTCGTCGCGATGGGGTGATCAGCGACGCGCGATTACTCGCGAGCCCTCGACGAATCCTCGCGTTCGAGGCGCTGGATTTCGCGCTGGATGTACCAACCCGCTTTTTTCAGATCCTCGATCTGCGATCCCTTGTGGTCCTTGCGCCAGACGTATTTCACGGCGTTACCGACATTCAGCGTCATGCGCTCGATCACGTCGATGCACTCAATCGGCCGGCCACAGCCGAGACAGCACGCGCCGAGGGAATTGTAGTGCGCGGGGTGATTGACGGCTTCGATTTTGTCGGTTGTCGGCGCCACCTTTTCTGTGAGCGACGCGCCCACTTTGCGAACGACACTCCTTATTTGCTCGCGGAGCTATGGCCGAAATTGGGTGATGGCTTGGTGAGAAAGGTGGCGTATCGAGGCGGGTGGAAGCCTGCCTGAACCTCTTGAAGGAGCGATACGCCTATGACGAGCGATAGCACTATTCTTCCCTTCCGCAAGCCCGGAGACGTTGAGGATCCGCTGACGGCGATCCTGAGGGACGGGGCCCGTCGGCTGCTGGCCCAGGCAATCGAGGCGGAGGCTGAGGCGTTTCTGGCCGCGATGAAGGGTGAACGGCTGGCGGACGGCCGCGACCGCGTTGTGCGGCACGGTCTGGGTCCGGTGAGGGAAATCCAGACTGGGATTGGTCCGGTCGAG